ATATGAGGTCAGAACAGCTTGTGAACAGAATCGGAAAGAGACATGGGGAGATATAAATGTGGAAAGAAGGTAAGAAACGCCGCACAATTATCGGAAAAATGAATAATAACTTGTCAATGCCGACAAAGCGCCCGGACCAGGATGCGTTGAAAAGATTCAGAGAAGTACCGTATCAGTTGCGGTACGGGAAGGAGAAGAAAGATGCTGAATAAAGAGAAGTATGCAAAAGAAATTTTAAATATTGCCTGTGAGGGACACAGCATTGCTATGATCGATGGAAAGCTGAGACAGTGCAGTGGTGCATCATGCAGCAAGTGTGATTTCAACAGTAATATTAATTGCAGAAAAAATGTTAACGAATGGGCGAACAGCGAATATATCAAGCCGGTTGAACCACCTGTTGATTGGAGTAAGGTTCCAGTTGATACGCCGATTATGGTTAGGGCAACCGACGAAGGCACTTGGATTCATAGATATTTTGCAAAATACGAAAATGGATCAGTGTATGCATGGGAACAGGGTGCAACATCTTGGAGTGTTGAAAGACCGGCATATGTATGCGATTGGAAATATGCCAAACTGGCAGAAAGTGAGGATCATAATGTCAATAAGCAGGATTAAGAACCGGATATCTGAGGCAGCAACAGAAGCCTGCGGGTATTCTCCACTAACAAAAGTGGTTTCGGAGGAAGAAATCAACAGGATTTTGGAGCAGGAAAGCGGATGGATTCCAGTAGATGAGCAGATTCCTAATACTGATAAATATATCCTGGTATCGTTTGAAAACTTTACTATTCCAGATATCGGAAGATATGAAACTGATGAAGATGGTAACGGTGCGTTTTATCCGGGGGATGATGACAAAAGCTATGCAAAATATGGATTATTTGTAAATGCTTGGATGCCACTGCCGGAGCCGTACATGGAAAGCGAGGGATAACAATGGAATATGGCTATATCAGAGTTTCTTCCAAAGAGCAGAACGAAGCCAGACAACTTGATGCACTGCATAAACAGGGCATAGAGGACAAAAATATCTATATGGATAAACAGTCGGGTAAGGATTTTAACCGCCCGAAATATAAAATTCTTTATCACAAACTGAAAAAAGGAGATGTACTGTACATAAAAAGTATTGACCGGATGGGAAGAAACTATGATGAAATTATACAGGAATGGCGCCGAATCACACGTTTTCGTGAAGCTGATATTGTGGTGTTGGACATGCCGCTGCTTGACACGAGGCGGGGGAAAGACCTTATGGGTACATTCCTAAGCGACATTGTGCTGCAGGTGCTTTCCTTTGTGGCAGAGAACGAGAGAACCAATATCCGGCAGAGACAGGCAGAGGGAATTGCGGCAGCAAAAGCCAGAGGTGTGAAATTTGGCAGACCATCAATTCCATTGCCGGAGAATTTTGACCAGATGCGTAGGAATTGGAGAGCCGGATGCATCACAATAGAGAAAGCGGCAAGCGCGTGTGGTATGTGTGCAAAGACGTTTTACAGTAAGGTGGTAAAAGCAGAAAGCGAGGAAAGTGATGGAAGATAGATATTTATGCAAAGCAAAACGAACTGATAACGGAGAATGGGTTATTGGCGGTTTGGTACGATATGGATTTACCGGAAGAGAAAAATACTATATCGTCCCTAGTTACGCATCAGATTTATATGCTCTGGAAATTGATCCATCCACAATTTGTTGGTGCACAGGACTTAAGGATAAGAACGGAAAGCTGATTTTTGAGAATGATATTCTTTCAGGGCATATCGACGTTGGGTTTCCAGAAGATGAGACGAGAAAGCGTGTCGTGTGGCATGAAAACGGATGGTGTACGAATGAGCTGCGCTGTGATGACTACGAGGAACTGGATGATTTTGATTCAGAGAATTTTGAAGTGATCGGAAACATGATTGATAACCCGGAACTGTTGGAGGTGTAGTCATGAATGAGAGCAAGGCAATAAAAATAATCAAGCAGGAAATGGGCTGGGAAAGTAAAAGCAGTACACTTAGAGCTTTTGAGGAAGCGATCAAGGCACTGGAAGAAGTTCAGCAGTACCGTGCAATCAGCACGACAGAAGAGTGCCGGGCGGCGATGGGGAAACAGACAGCGAAGCGACCGAGAATTATGGGAAACGCAATGATTTGTCCATCATGCCCAAGATGCTTTAAAAGTGCTAGTCCCACTTATTGCCCGAGTTGCGGTCAAATGATTGATTGGGGGAATGAAGAATGAACAAAGAACTTAAACCATGCCCGTTCTGCGGCGGAAAAGCAATGTTCTTTACCATTGTAAATAAGTCATCACATTCGGATGTTGGAGTAATGTTCAAAATCAAATGTATGAAATGCGGAACAGAACTTCCAAAAAGCTATGAATGTGAGATGTATATGGATCAGGACGGTGGAATCAGAACAGGAAAAGACGAGCGAACAAAAGCAACTACAGATTGGAACAGGAGGGCAAACAATGAGACTGATTGATGCGGATGCATTGGTAAAACGACTAGAAAAAAGTCATGAATATCACGCAAAAACAAGCAGAGAGGAAGTTTTACTTTTCCGTGATATCAGAATTATAAATGAACAGCCGACCGCCTACGACCTAGACAAGGTTGTAGAGCAGTTGAAAGAATTTCAGGGTGAAATGGAGCAATTCAGTTGTGATGGAATATTGACGGATATGATCGAGATTGTGAAAAGAGGTGGAGTAGATGCCGATTAAACCGATTTTATTCAATACCGATATGGTTCGGGCGATTCTGGACGGGAGAAAGAGTTGTACCCGGCGTATATGCAAAGATGCAAATGAGTATACCGTGCCGGATATGGAATTTTACAATGCCGACAAGAGAACTTATGCAGTACATAACTTTGTTGATAAGGAGCATACGGAACAGTTAAGTACAGCGGAGAGAACCTGTCCTATCTGTACGGGCGATATCCTGTATGTTCGTGAAACATGGAAAGAGGCACCGAAAGGATACTATTACTACGAAGATTGGCAAAGAAATGATATTGCAGATATTACAAAATGGAAACCATCCATCCACATGCCAAAAGAAGCCGCACGCATCTGGCTTAAGGTTATGAATGTGAGGGTGGAGCGGTTGCAAGAGATCAGCGCAGAAAGTGCGTTGGCAGAAGGAGCAGATAAGTATATCCACACAAATGGAGGACTTGATGAAAACATGACAATTACATCGTTTATAGGGATTTGGAACAGCACCATCAAGAAATCCGACCTTGACCGCTACGGTTGGGATGCGAATCCTTACGTTTGGGTGATATCGTTTGAGCGGTGCGAGAAACCGACGGAAATGAGGTGAATATATGAAATACTTTATAATTAATAATCTTTGTACAATCATCACTGCGTTAGTTGTAAATAAAATTGTAGCTATCTACTATATGAAAATAATAGATAGCTATGTAAATGATATCTTTGCAATGTTTAAAGAGTTAATCAGGACAACATATGTCGAGAAATGAAACGCCTAAAGGAGTTGGTTTTACTAAACGTTTTTGTAATTGAAATGTATAATCTGGATATTGATTTTGAATTTGTAGCATTTCATCACATTGCTCATATTTAAAATAAGCAGCGTCATCATGTATGGAGAGCGATGAAGGAATTTCAACTAGCCCTTGTTTAGATAGAAAACTGATGGAAAGAGATTGGCGTTCATATATAGTACATTCTGAGTTTTCTAAAAATATGTTTTGCAACACCACGGCATACAAAGATGGGTTATCAGATGTTCTAACAATATTGCAAATTGGTAACTGATAATTATCAAATATTAGTTTTAAGTTTTGAGCATCTAGTGGTGTCATGGTTTTTAATATATCCGAAAAAGAAGGGTGAACAATATCCTGTTTTTCAATATCAAGCGATGATGAAATTAAATTTGCAAACATTTCACGTAGACTTGGTTCTTCAACACAGTATTTTGCATTTTCTAATGCAGGCATTACTATTTGGGTATTTGCTTCGACACGATTTTCTTTTGGAATAGAAGTGATTTTTGAACTTAAGGATTGCTTAAATTCTTCTAAGTCTTTGGCATATTTTAAT